CACCTATGACCAGCTGAAAGCCCTGAATAATCAGCAGTCAGACATCGCCGCCTATCGCAAACACCAGGCCGCCATCAGCGCAACAGCCACCAAGTTGGAAGCGGCCCACGGCAAGGTGCGCCAACTGAAGGCTGAATTGAAGAAAGGCCCCGTACCCGCAACATTCAGGGCGGACATGCGAAAGGCCTTGGATGCTGTCAAAGGCCTCACCGACAAGATCCAGGATCAGCGCAAGGGGCTTGGCCCCTACGCCACAAGCCTGCGGGAAGCAGGCATCTCGGCGAACAAGTTCCGCGAACACGAAACTCGCCTGAAGAGCGAGATTGACGCCACCAACCGCTCCCTCAAGACCCAGAAGGACCGCCTCGCGGCCGTCAGCAAAATCCAAGCCGGGATTCGCACTGCCCGCCGCACCTATGACCAGCGCCGGGCCTTCGGTCGCAGTGCCGCCATGTCCGGCGCCGGCAGCATGGCCGCAGCCTACGGCATCGGACGTGGCCTGTACGCCCCGATCCGGGAAGGTAAGCACTTCGCCCTGGAAGAAAACCGCATCGCCGCCTTCGGCCTGGGAGACGCGGCCAGCGCAGACGCGATCAAGTTCGCCAAGGCCATGAAAACCTACGGCACCAGCGCCACCGACAACATCGCCTTGGTGCGCGATGCCATGGCGGTGTTCGCGGACGTCCACCATGCCGAGTTGGTCGCCCCGACTCTTGCCCGAATGAAGTTCGCCAACGAGGCGATGTTCGGCGAGGAGCAAGGCGCCGACAACGAACGCAAGTTCATGGACATGCTCAAGGTCATCGAGCTGCGCGGTGGTCTTGCCAGCGCCGACGCGTTCAAGCGCCAGGCCAACATCGTGCAGCAGGTGCTCACCGCCACCGGCGGGCGCGTCGGCCCGGAGGAATGGCTGAACGTCATCAAGACCGGAGGTATCGCCGCCAAGGGCCTCAAAGACGAAGCCTTCTACTACCAGATGGAGCCTCTGGTGCAGGAAATGGGTGGTTTCCGCGTCGGTACCGCGATGATGAGTGCCTACTCCAACCTCTACCAGGGCCGCACCACCAAACGCGCTGCTCGGAACCTGGAACGGCTCGGCCTCATCGACCCGGCCAAGATCAAGCATGACAAGGCAGGCCAGATCTCCTTCCTCGATGTCGGCGCGATCAAGGGCAGCGAGCTGTTCCGCAGCAACCAATTCGAGTGGTTGGAGAAGGTTCTGCTGCCCCAACTTGCGGCCCAGGGCATCACCGAGAAGAACCAGGTGCTGGACACCCTCGGCAGCATCTTCTCCAACCGCACCGCCTCCAACCTGTTCGCGCAGATGTACCTGCAACGCGAGCAGATCCACAAGAACGCCGGCCTCAACGCCGGCGCCGATGGCATCGACCAGCTCTATGGCAAGGGGCTGCAGACCGCCCAGGGCAAAGAGCTGGAATTGCTCGCCAAGCGCGCCAATGCCTACAAGCAAATGAGCGACACCCTGCTGCCCGCCTACCTGGAGGTGCTAGAGACGATCACCGAGGCCATCGATGGCATCACTGGTTGGATGAAGGAGAACCCCAGGGCCACGGCCTTGATGCTCAAAGGTCTTTTGGTCGTCGGCGCACTAGCCGCCGCCTTCGGCGCACTGGCACTCACCCTCGCCTCTCTGATCGCGCCCTTCGCCGTGGTCAGCTACGGCATGGCCCTGTTCAGGTTCAGGGGGCTCGGTCTTCTGCAATTGCTTGGTGCCCTCTTCCCCAGCCTCGCCGGCTTGGCCACTGCCCTCGCCGGTCCGCTGATAACTGCACTGCGCACCGTCAGCATTGCCCTCTGGGCGCTGGCAGCGAATCCCGTGGTCCTGGTCATCGCCGCAATCGTGGCCTTGCTGGTTGGCGCCGCCTACCTCATCTACCGCAACTGGGACCGCCTCGCGCCTTACTTCCAAGGCCTGTGGGCCGAGGTGAAGGCAGGGTTCCAGAATGGCATTGGCGGCATCCTCAACGTTCTGGGCAACTTCAACCCCTTGGGCCTGCTTTATCGCGCCATGGCCGAAGCGGTGAACTACCTGGGCGCCAACCTGCCGGTGCAGTTCACCGAGTTGGGCAACATGATCGTGCGCGGATTGGTGAGCGGCCTGCTCAATGGCCTGAGCCAGATCAAATCCGCGATCGGCACGCTGGGCGAAACCACCATCAACTGGTTCAAGACCAAGCTCGGCATCCGCAGCCCCTCCCGCGTCTTCGCCGCCCTGGGCAGCGACACCATGGCCGGGCTCGCCCAGGGCCTGGCCGCTGGCGAGCAAGGCCCCCTCGCCCAACTCGGCGACCTGGCCAAGCGCATGACCGGCATCGGCGCCCTCACCCTCGGCATGGCCGGCAGCGCCGTGGCCATCGACAACCGCCCGCCGCTCGCCCACAGCCTGCGGCCGGTCCAGATCGACAGCCACGACAGCATCCAGATCATCATCCAGCCCCATCAGGGCATGGATGCCCAGGCCATCGCCCGCGCCGTGGCCCAGGAGTTGGACAAGCGCGAGCGCGCCAGGCTCATCCGCGCCCGCAGCGCGCTCTTCGACAGGGAGTAACCGCCATGATGATGGCCCTGGGGATGTTCATCTTCGGCCTGCCCACCCTCGCCTACCAGGAACTCCAGCGGCAAACCGACTGGCGCCACCCCGGCACCTCCCGCGTGGGCGCCCCGCCGGCGCGGCAGTTCCTCGGCCGGGGCGACGACCAGATCACCCTGCCCGGCGTGCTGGTACCGGAACTCTGCGGCAGCCTGCTCAGCCTCGACACCCTGCGCGCCATGGCCGACACCGGCCACGCCTGGCCCCTGGTGGAAGGCACCGGGCGCATCCACGGCCTCTGGGTGATCGAACACCTGTCGGAAACCCGCACCCTCTTTTTCCAGGACGGCGCCGCCCGCCGCATCGAATTCAGCCTGCACCTGCAGCGCGTGGACGACAGCCGCATCGACCTCCTCGGCAGCGTGCTGGAACCCCTCGGGAACCTCCAGCCATGAACAACCGATACCCCGCGCCCCGCTACCGCCTCACCGTCAATGGCCGCGACATCACCCTCGATGTCAGCCCCCGCCTTATCAGTCTCACCCTCACCGACCACCGCGGCCCCGAGGCCGACACCCTCGACATCGAGCTCAGCGACCACGACGGCCTCCTCGCCATCCCCCCGCGCGGCGCCACCCTGCAGCTATGGCTCGGCTGGAGCGACACCGGCCTCATCGACAAAGGCACCTTCACCGTCGACGAAACCGAACACAGCGGCCCACCCGACATCCTCAGCATCCGCGCCCGCAGCGCCGACCTTCGCGGCCCCCTCGTCAAAAAGCGCGAACGCAGCTGGCACGACACCACCCTCGGCGAGATCCTCCGCACCCTCGCCCAGGAACACGACCTGGAGCCCGCCATCAGCTCCCAGTTCGACCAGGTGGAAATTCCCCACCTGGACCAGACCGACGAAAGCGACCTCAACCTCATCACCCGCCTCGGCCAGGACTTTGATGCCGTGGCCACCATCAAGCACGGCCGCCTGCTCTTCATGCCCATCGGCCAGGGCGAAACAGCCAGCGGAAAGGATCTACCCATCGTCACCCTCGCCCGCGCCGACGGCGACCAGCACCGCTTTCTACAGGCGGATCGCGACGCCTACAGCGGCGTGAAGGCGCACTACTACGACCTGAATGGCTCGGAACGGTTGGAGGCCATTGTGGGTGATGAGGACAACGCCAAGACGTTGCGGCACACCTATGCGGACAGGTCGAGTGCGTTGCGCGCGGCGAAGGCGGAGTGGCAAAAGATCCAACGCGGCTGCGCAACGCTCAGCTTCACCCTGGCGCGCGGACGTCCGGACCTGAGCCCGGAGTGGCGTTATCGGGTGGAGGGGATCAAGACCGGGATTGGCGCCATCGAGTGGCTTGGGGAGCGGGTGACGCACGAGCTGGCAGATGGGGGAATGACGACGGGTTTGGAGCTCGAACAGCGCACGGGCCAAAGTTGACAATTTAGCAACCACCCCCTAAGGTTGCTAAAACATCAACAAGGACGGACATGCACGTTTTCAAGAAGAAGGCCTTCACTGATGCATGT